GAGGCTACTAAAAACCAAAAAGACTATTCTGGCGTTGTTGGAAAATTAGATAGCTTAACTGGAGGTGCAATTTCTGGAATTAAAAATATGATTAAGGCAGTTAGTGGAGCGACTAAAGGCTTTAATCTTTTAAAGGTTGCTATTATAGGAACTGGAATTGGTGCTTTGGTAATTGGAATAATGGCAGTTGTAAAGGCTTTTAAATCTAGTGAGGAGGGACAAAATAAGTTTAGAAAACTTATGGGTTTAATTGGCGTTGTCGTTGGTAATTTAGGCGATATGCTTTCAAATTTAGGAGAGGGAATAATTGAAGTTTTTACAAATCCTAAACAAGCGTTAATTGATTTTAAAGATTTACTTGTTGAGAATATTACAAATAGATTTAATGCCATAATTGACACAGTTGGATTTTTAGGAGACGCATTTAAAAAAGTATTTGAGGGAGATTTTGGAGGTGCTATGGATTCGGCAAAAAAAGCTGGTAGCAGTTATATTGACATATTTACTGGAGTAGAAAATACATTAGGAAAAACAACAGATGCTTTAAGTGATTTTATAGACGAGCAAGAAAGAGAATTAAAAATAGCTGGTCAAATTGCAGACCAAAGAGCAAAGGCAGATAAAATTGAAAGACAGTTATTAATTGACAGAGCGAATGCAGACAGAACAAGAGCCGAGTTATTAGAAAAAGCAGTTGACAAAGAGAAATTTTCAGCAAGTGAAAGAATTGCGTTTTTAGAGGAGGCTGGAAGATTAGAGGCTGAAATTACTGACAAAGAAATTGCAGTTGCTAAAATAAGATTACAAACTAAACAACAAGAAAACGCTTTAAGCAAATCTACAAAAGAGGACTTGCAAGAGGAGGCTCAACTAAAAGCAAATTTAATAAATTTAGAAACATCAAAATTAAATAAGCAAAAAAGAGTAACCACACAATTAACAACTGCGAGGAGAGAAGAACAAGCCGAATTAGATGCAGACGTTAAAAAAGAAGAAGACCGAATACAAAAAATATCTGATTTTAGAAATAATGTTTTAAAAAAGGACGAGGAATTATACGCCACAACAGAGGAAGAAAAATTAGAATTACAAAGAGAAAGAGCAGAGCAAGATCTTGAAAATTTAATTGGCACAGAAACAGAAAAAAGAGAGGCAAAACTTGCTTTAGATGAGTATTATGATGAGTTAGAATTACAGTTAGAAAATAAGATATTAAAACAACAAAAGGAGGAAAGTGCTAAAACGAAAGAGAAAGAAACAAAAGATGCAGAGGCTCTTAAAGATGCAAGAATACAATATGCAAGTGAAACACTTGGTAATTTAGGAGCATTAGCAGAGGAGGGAAGTGCTTTAGCTAAAGGCGTTGCAGTAGCACAAGCGACAATGAATACTTATCAAGGTATAACCTCAGCATTGAGTGCAACAGTACCGTTTCCAGAGCCATACGCTCAAGCATTAAGAATAGCCAATTCTATTGCTATTGGAGTTATGGGTTTAAAGAATGTTCAAAAAATATTACAGACAAAACCAATAGAGAAACAAGCACCAAGTATTGATAGAGGAGGAGGAGGAGGAGCACCAGCACCACCAAGCTTTAATTTAGTGGAGGGAAGTGCTGACAATCAAATTGCAAATAGTTTAAATGACCAGAGTAAACAACCAGTTAAAGCATTTGTTGTGACAAGTGACGTAACCTCTGGCCAAGAAATGGACAGAAACATTATCGAGAATAGTAGTTTATAACTTTTTTGTATATTAGCAAAGTAATTTTTTGAATAGATTTTAGTTTTTAAACCTCAAGCGTTGGGAAGTGCTTGGGGTTTTTTTATTACAAAAGTGTAACAATAACCTTTTTAATTTATTATTAGGTTATGAAAACATATAGTGCAAATTTCAAAAAAAATTCAAAAGGCGTTTTCGCAATTTCATTAGTAGACGATCCAGCAACACAAGAACACTTTATTGCAATGTCTAAGCCTCAAGAGATAAGGCTAGCAGATGTAGATAAGGAGCAACGTATTGTTATGGGCTTAGTATTACAACCAGACCAATTAATTTACCGAAATCAAGGAGGTCAAGAGTTTAATATTTACTTTAGTGCTGAAACAATAAAAGAATTATCACAAAACTTTTTACAAAGTGGTTTTCAATTAAATAGCAAATTAGAACATAACGAGTCAATTGAGGGCGTTAGTTTTGTTGAAAGCTGGTTAGTAGAAAATCCTAAAGTAGACAAATCTTATAATTTTGGTTTTGAATATCCAAAAGGGAGTTGGATTGCTACAATGAAAGTAGACAATGACGAAATTTGGAACAACTACGTTAAGACTGGAAAAGTAAACGGCTTTTCAGTAGATGCAATGGTAGATTTGCAAGAAATTGAAATGTCAAATAATAATTTAAAGACAGAAGAAATGTCAAACGAAAAAAAATCATTATTGAGCCAAATGGAAGTTTGGTTTACAGAAAATATTTTGACTAAAAAGAAAGTTGAAATGGGAGAGGTTAGAAGTGGAGAAATTGTTATCACTTATGACGGAGAAGAATTGGAAGTTGGTACTCCAGTATTCGTTGAAAGCGATGAGGAGCGTATTACTTTGCCAGACGGAGACTATCCAACAGAAATTGGGTTAGTAATCGTAAATGACGGAGTAGTATCGGAAATCAGAGCAGAGGGCGACGAAGAAGTAGACAAGAAAGTTGGAGAAGACGAAGAAGTTGACGAGGAACTTGGATATGGTGGAGAAGACGATATGAAAAAGAAAAAGAAAAAGGAAATGTTAGATAGCGATGTAATAAACTCTATCAAATCAATTTTGGTTAAGTATTCAGAAGATATGGACGCTAAACTTGAAGAAAGATTTAACAATTTCTCGACTGAATTGACTTCTCTAAAAGAAGAAAATGCGAAACTAAAAAGTGAGGTTACTGAATTGAGCAATCAACCAGCATCAAAACCGATAGTTTCAAAACCAGCTACTCAAAAAGTGGCATTAACTAGAAAAGGGCGTTTAAGACAAGCAATTGACAACGCAAAAAATTAATTAATAAAAAGAACATTTAAAATGGAAAATGTAAATTTAGCAACCACTGTAACAGTAGCGTCAAATTACGCTGGTAAAGTTGCTGGTGGAATTATTGGTTGTGCTTTCAAAGAGGCAGACACACTTCGTTTAGGTTTATTAACAGTAGCTGAAAACGTAAATTACAAATTGAACTTAAGAAAAATCGCTTATACAAGTGGTTTAACTGATTACACTTGTGGCTTTACTCCAGCGGGAGCAGTTACTTTGTCAGAAAAGGTATTGGAAATCAAAAAAATAATGAATCCAATCCAAGTATGTAAAGAAGATTTTAGACAAACTTGGTCAGAAGATCAAATGGGAGCATCGGCATCAAATCCAAATGAGCCAACTGAAATTTTAGACGCTATCCAAACAAACTTATTAGATAGTACGGCTGAACAAGTTGACAATGATATCTGGAATGGAAACGGAGCGACTGACGGAGAGTTTGGAGGTCTTGTGGCACAATTTACGGCTGACGGAAACGTTATCAAAGCTGGAAACGGAATTGTTGCTGGTGGAGCACCGATAACAGAGGCAAACGTTGAAGCTGAACTTAAAAAAGTTTTAGAGGCAGTACCAGTTGCAATAAGAAGAAAAGATTTAACAGTTGCAGTTTCTCCAGACGTATTCCAATCATACTGGTTTTACCTAGTATCTAAAGGAATTGCAAATGACGGAAACGCAGAGCCAAAGCAAGTACGTTTTGGACGTTACACTTTAACAGAAGTAAACGGATTGGCTGACAATACAATAGTTGTATTTGAAAAAGCTAATGTTGTTTTTGCTACTGGATTACAAGCTGATTTTAACGAATTATCTTTAGTTGACGAAGATAGCATTGGACTATTGACTGGACAGATAAGAGGAAAAATGGTTTACGGAGCAGCCGTAGGTTACTATTGTTCTCAAGACATAGTTTGGTATCTAAGTACTACTGCATAATTATTAACCTTAAAAAATAAAATACAATGAGTTGTGATATTAGTCAAGGACGTTTACGTTCGTGTAAAGACGGATTAGGAGGTAACTCCGTATTATATTTATATAATGGTATTAAAGATGCTTTCACTATTACAAGTGGAGAGGCAACTTCAATTAATGCTGGTTTAACGGCAGTTTACAAATTTGAATTAGAGGGAGACTTAAATACTCTTGAACAATCTCAAGTTGGAGACCGAAATACTGGAACAGAAGTTAACACTCAAACATTAACAATTTCACTAAAGAAAATTGATGCGTCAACAAACGCACAGTTTAATTTATTAGTAGCTGGATATCCACAAGCAGTTGTGGTTGACAGAAACGGAAACTGGCATTGTTTAGCGTTAGATGACGGAATGGATTTTACAGTTGTTTCAACTACTGGAGGAGCAAAAACCGATATGAATGGATATACCTTAACTGGTGTAGCTACGACTAGAGATTTAGCACCATTAATGGATAGTGCGACACAAACTGCATTTGAGTTATTAGTAGCGTAATTATATAAATAATAATTGACCAAAACCCTATTCAGAAATGTTTAGGGTTTTTTTTATAACAAAAATCTCTTTTTTTTATTATTATGTTATGGTAATAAATCCAAACAATTTAACGCATACAATTAGAGTTGTACCAAGATACTATCCAACAGATACAATTAATTTATATTTGTATAACGAGGCTACTCAAGAAACGAGTAATCCTAGTGCGACTTACTCTAATGAAGATATATATACTGAAATCACTTTTGATTTTACATTTACGGAAAGCGATAAACACCAAATCAAAATATTAGATAGTAACGATGAGATCGTTTATAGAGGTTTAAGTATTGCAACGAGTCAAGAGCCACAAGAGTATTTAATTACAAAAAATGCGTATTATTATTAAGATATGGACATAAAATTAATAACATTATCAAATTACGTTCGACCAAAGGTTGTAGAAAACAAATCCAGAGGCTATGTGTTAAACGGACACCATAACAGTTTTTATCAGTATATCATTGATAGAAATAACGGAAGTCCAACAAATTCTTCAATAAACAAAACATATAATAGTCTAATCTACGGAGGTGGCTTAACTTATAAGAATGGAATTTACGGAGTTAATGATTGGGCGAAATTACAAACAGTATTAAGACCAGCAGACATTAGAAAAATGGTTGCAGATTTTCAAGTATTTGGAGAGTTTGCGTGTCAAGTTATTCAAACAAAAGGAGGAGACATTTCAAGCATAAAGCATATTCCAAAACAAATGATTGTGCCGAGTATATGCAATGAAGATTATGAAATTGATAGTTATTGGTATTCTAGAAACTGGAGAAAATTAAATCAAAATGCACCAGAGCAGTTTCCAGCTTTTGGATATGATGCAAATGCTCCAATAAGTATTTTTGTTGGAAGTCCATACACAGTTGGAGACGTATATTTTGCAACACCAGATTATTTAGCTGGAATGCCTTATTGCGAATTTGAGGAGGAACTGGCAAACCTAAATATAAACTCAATTAAAAATGGTTTAAGTGCTGGATATATAATAAATGTGCCAAACGGAAAATCACTTACGCCACAAGAGAAAGACGATTTTGAGAGACAAGTAAGAAATCGACTAACTAGAACACCAAACGCATCGCAGTTTATTTTAAGTTTTAATGGTGCTGACGTTGAAATAACAGTTACGCCATTACCTCAAAATTCAGCTATTCATAAACAATGGGATTGGTTAAGTGGAGAGGCTAAAAATCAGATTATGACGGCTCACAGAGTCATTTCTCCTAGTATTATTGGTTTAAGTAGTTCAAGTGGCTTTAGTAGTGTTGCAGAAGAAATGGATATGGCAGAGCGTCAAATGGTAAAGCGAGTTATTCAGCCTAAAAAAGATTTTATGACTGAAAGTTTTGAGCATATAATTTCACAATTCGGAATGAATTTAGATCTTATGTTTAAACCATTAACCGAAGATGAGTTAAAAGATAGTAGCGAGGAGAACAATACTGATATTGGTCTAAAAAAAAAAGATAGCATTGACGAGTTTATAGAAATGGGAGAAGAAAGTCTTGACGGATATGTTCCTATTGATTCAAGACGATGCGAGGAGATTACATTAACAGAGGCAGTCCTTGACGATTATCTTCTGGAAATGTCAAGACCACCAAAAGCAACACCAGAAAAAAGAAGTAAACAAGACACAAGTTTATTTCAAGTTAGATACCGATACGCTGGAGCACCAAGCCAAAGCAATCAAAGAGAGTTTTGTACTCAAGTATTAAATGCAAATCGATTTTATAGAGCAGAAGATCTAAACAAAAAATCAACTGCTAATTCAGACTTTGCTCCAAAAGGTCAAAATTCTTACAATATTTTTCTTTATAAGGGAGGAGTTAACTGTAAGCATTATTGGGAAAGAGTTATTTTTTTAAAAGAAGATAATCAGAGAATATCAGTAAATAAAGCCGTTAAAATGATATTGGAATTAGAGCCAAGCGAAAGAGCAGACGCAAAATGGCAAACAAACCCAAAGGCAGTAGCACAAATTGGAGAGCAACAAAATAACTACTGGAGTTTGACGCCAAATTACAGAGATAGTGGAGTAACACCTCAAAGATTGGCTAAAGATGTTGAGGTTGAATTTGAAAGTTACAATGACTATCCAGATAGTGCAAAGAATAACGCTCAAAAAGTTTTAGACTGGAGAGAAAAATACGGAAGTGAAGTAAAGGGAATGACAAGAGTTGGCTGGGTACGTGCAAACCAATTAGCAAAGGGCAGAAATATTAGCCGTTCAACGATTGCGAGAATGTCAGCATTTCAAAGACACAAAAAAAACTCGGAAGTTTCTGCTGAAAATAAATCGACTCCTTATAAAGACAAAGGTTATGTTGCTTGGTTAGGTTGGGGAGGTACTTCTGGCATCAACTGGGCGTCAAAGAAATTAAAACAAATAGATAAAAAATAGACAAATGGCAGAGTTTTTATTTGTAACACCACAAGAAATAGCAAAGACCACCATATTAGGAGGTAATTTAGATATTGATAAGTATGTTTTCTGTATCGCAAACACTCAAATTACTGTATTAGAGGCTCTTTTAGGCACAGAACTTTATGATTATATACTAACTAATGCTGAAAACAATACACTCGCTGGAAAGTATCTTACATTGTATAATAACTATGTAAAACCAATTACTAAAAACCAAGCTTTAGCGTCTTATATAGAAATTTCTCCTTTTACGATAGCTAATGGAGGTGCTTTTAAATATACTCCAGAAAATACTCAATTAATGGACAAAGAGGATATTGTAATGTTGAGTCAAAAATATTCTGGATTGGCTGATATGTATATTATAAGATTTGAAAAGTGGATATGTAAAAACCCATTACCAGAATATAAAGTTTGTCAAGAAGAAGTTGACGCAGAGAAAAAACTAAGAAATATTGGAGGC